CAGATACTTTCGCTTGCTCATAGTTCCACTCCGAAGACATCCTTGATAGTGTTCTTCACACTCTCTCGCTGATCTTCTGTTGGCATCTTGAATAGCACTGTCATTTCCAATGCTCTTCGTATTGCCATGATGTGGTCTTGCATGTTATCTAATGTTGTGCTGTAGAGAACTGCGAACTGTTGCATGTCTCTAGTAGATAGAGAGTAGTCAACTGAACCATTGTTGCGAAGATTCCTAATGTCTTGTGCTAGGATTAGGAGTCTGTCTGCATCCTCTGCTGGAACTTTCTTCCAATCAATGATTGCCTTCATAGTTTCTTGAGGTGGTGTCTTAATGACCATGCCCATGAATCTACTAACTAGGTCTTCGTTCAGAGAGTTCACACCACTATATGATAGTGGGTTCATCGTGCCAATGATTACTAATTGGCATCCTTCATTGACCTTGAAGATATGATTGTTTGCTATACAAGATCTTCTGTCATCTGCTATAGGATTCAATACCTTCTGTATATCTGGGTTCGGTGCATTACATTCATCGAGGTATATTACTGCTCGACCGAATTTGTTTGCACACATTACTCCAATAGGTAACACACCTAGTTGGAAGGCAAACGTTCCATCCTTAGTTACTACAGTTCTACCCAGTAGATCTTCTTCACTAGTTGCCGAACTACAGTTGAAGGGAACTATAGGTATGTTCATACTATAGCATAGGTCGTGGATCATCAGCGTTTTGCCTAGACCTTTCTCTCCTTCCAATATGAAGTTATAACCAGCCTTGATCATAGCTTCACACTGGACTGCTTCTCCGTTAGTATCCTTATATACTAACCCAGCATATCGTGTTGGTTTATAGAGATCATAGTTAATCTCTACAAATGGTATTCCAGATATATTGGAATTAAAACTCTCCAATCTAGAATTATTCTTTTGTTGTGTTTCTGTGTTCATGGTCGTTCTTATTCCCCCTGCGATTTATAAATCTTTTGCCCTGTAGCTAGATTTATTCTATCACTACTTTCTATTGGTAGTTCATAGAGTTTATCTGTTACAAATATTCTAGGATTATTACCTAGAACTATTCTCTTGACCACTCCACCTGCTTCTCTAATTAGGTAGTTCAGTGCCTTAGCTGTTGTCATAGTAGACCAACCACTAGGCGTTATGTATGTCTGACCTTCTTCGTGGTAAGCTATCACGTTACCAAATAACAATAACGTTTCTCCATTAGAAGTATAGTTTCCAGATACTTTTTTACGGTGAGATAGGAAACTATCTATTACATCTGTGTATCTCATCTAGATCCACTCCCTCAGATTCATCATACTATAGCTGAAACAATCTAGTATGCTTGAACCATATCTATGTTGTTTTGATTTGTTCATACCTTACGGTGTCCGTAGAGTTTTATAAATGTTGGCAGATCTATAATAGAAAGTAAGGTGTAGATCTGTTAGTAAACTTTAGTATATGTTGTTTGTTTGTTCTATAATATTTATGATAGGATGCTATCACATCTTTATCTATCTTACATTCAATCGGCATGGCACGAGCCCATCTAGTTAGACCAACGTTACTAATGTTTGGTAGTGGTATATCTTTAATAGCTGTCCAAGATTTGTGGTCAACGTCTTTATTATATCTATATCTGTATTCCCTATTCAATGCTTCAGTTAGTTTGAAGAGCCATAGATAGTTGGCAAGTGAATCACGCATCCACCTATTACATGGATGATTAATATGTGTCGGCTTGTATGGTATAGTGTAACTAAGATTAGGATTGGGATGTAGATGATGAGTGGTGCATATCATCTGTGCTGATTCTAATATCATCTTGACTACATGCTTGTCGCAGTGATACTGAGCACATAGGTTTGGATCTTCATCTAGCACAAATATATTCATGTGTCATCCTCTCTATCATCATCATTGAAATCTTGCCATGATGAATTGGGAAAACATTTCTGACATGGTAAGGTCTGCACACCATCACTACTAAATGCATAGTTACCATAGTCACATATGCCTTCACCCATACATTCATCACAATTAGGATTTGCTTTGTTTTGCATGGTGCTCATTCTCTGCCACCGTAAAAAACCTTTCGACTTCTAACTATATTCCATTGAACTAATCCATGATTAAGATTTCTTATTCTATATTCTCTATGGAATTGTTCATGCCTTTTCATTCTCATAATTAGATCTTCATCTATGTAGAACTCAGTCGTACATAGAGAACATCTAACTAGATCGTGGTCTGGTTTCATTTCTTAGCCTTCTTCTTACCCTTCTTAGGTTTGGGCTGTGGTTTAGGCTGTGGCGTCTCGGCATGTATCTCTTCTATCCATATGCGTAGATCATTTGATTCATCTATCTCTACTTCCATATCTTCGTTATATGGTATGCCAAACTTCTCGCATATCTCTGTCATCTCTATGGATATCTCTTTGGTAGTTGCCAATACTTCCATAGTTATGACCTCGATTCTCCTACCTTATCTTGACAGTTTGGACATTCAAAATTGTCCCTATCATTTACCCAATAGTAGCAACCACAGTCACCACATTCGAATTTATATGGTAGGTCTTCTTCCACATCTAGATCACCTAGATTACCATGCTTCTTCAGCATATCTATCATTTCCTTTGAATGATGTTTGGCTATCCATTCCATGACGACAGCTAGGTTACTATCCATGACATGTTCTACTAACATATCTGGATGGTTATCTACTAGGTGTTCCATGCAATCATGCTCCATGTCTAACATCTCCCATCAATATAGCAGTAGTGTAGTTGAAACAATTAACTACTGATATATCTCTATTATATATCGTTGTGCTTTGCATGGACATCTATTCTTCGCCACCGTTATAAATCTTTTCCCTGCTAATCTTGTTGAGATTATCTAGGTTCTTTTGAGCTCTATCTACCCTATCCTTATAGTATTCTCTTAGAGCTTCTATTGTTCCACACATACTACATATCTCAGTCTTATTATCTACTCTAGATAGGGCTGGGAAATCTGTGGTCATTACTCCACATATAGGACATTTCCATTCTTGTCTAGACATCTTCTAGTCTCTCCACCATAACTCCTATGTTACCAGTTCTTTCTTCGAATAACTGTATGAGGTTATATATCATACTAGCGTATTCTACTACTGCACCTTGATCTTTTATCTTGTATACATCCATAACTAGATGTATTATGTCCGTAGGAGTTGTTCTTCTTTCTAGAGATTTGAAATACTCTACAGTCTTATGAGATAGAGTATATCCAGTCCTATCTTCGTTACTACGTAGTATACCTAGACTATCCATCTCTTCTAGTACTACTCGGTACTTACCTCTATACATACCTATCTCCCAACATACTAGTAGTATAGTTGAAACAATCTACTACTAATATATATCTATTATATATTGTTGTGTTTCGCATGGGGATCTATATTCTGTGGGTGTTATAAATCTTTCTCGACCTACTAGTATCAATTAGTAACTAATACCAATAACATTACCTATACTATCACTAATAGATCTAACTGTTTTATATTCCCTTACTTTGATTCGTAGACTAGATAGGCTCTGCACCCTAGGTGCACTCAATATAAACCTTTCGCCTATATTATTAATACAAACTATACCTACACTAGACGCCCATATAAATGTTTGTATATCTATATAGGGTAATATATACGTTACTACTATGTTGTTTATCATAACAGAGGTGTTATTCTTGACCCCATATAAATGTTTGTTCGCCTAGTATAGGTAAACGTTTTTTGCTAAATGATGTGTACAACTTGCCCATACCTAGTATAGTTAGATACTATATAGATTCTATACTATACTATATAGTCTAGTTAGTTACTAGTATAATCTAGTATAGTCTAGACTAGTCTAGACGCTTGGTTTTTGTCTAAGTCCTAATAGGCGTAAATCGTTTGGTATTTATAACGTAAAAAATATACCCTTACCAATGACTACAAAACAAACAAAAGCCGAAATACAAAAAATCATAGCCCTAGAGCTCAAAAAGCACTTTGGGTCTATGAACTACCAACAGGCACAAGTTACAGCACCAACACCAGAACCAGCACAAACTAGTTCCGTAGTTGAAAAGCCTCAAACTTGGGAGAACATCAAATCACACCTAAAGAAACAAGAATGCCAAGTATCATTCTTTAGAATCGCTGGTGTTGACATGTTCACCGTGGAAAAAGGCGTTTTCATCAATAAAGGTGGAAACTTTGGTGAAGCACTAAGAGCCCTAGGTTTGGACTCTTTGACCCTTGGTGGTTTCGGTTACAGTAGCTTTAAGGTATACTACCTTAGAAGCCAAATCGCAGACCAAAAGAAATTCGTTTTGGTCAATATTCTAAATCAATACAGAGTTTAGAATATACCAATCTCTTTTTTTAATTTTTTTTTCTTACTCCCTATCTGCACCTTAACACCTTCTAGACCCTGACCTAATAGCTGCAAACTTGGATTTTTAGAACCGTTGTCAACTTGTCATTTTTTGCCCTTTGGAATTTTTACGCCATCTTTTGGGTCTGGTTCTACCCCCTGCAGTAGCTCCCAAAAATCATCTAACTAGGTATTCCACACTATTTTTCACCTAGCTAGACGGTCTTAGTCAATATAGCGAAAATCCAATTTTTGAAAATTACCTAGATACAAATGATTCCCAATAGATACAAGTGGGAAAAAATTAGAACCTCAATATAATTACCATAGATACAAATGGGGGGACTATTGATTACAATTAGAACAACTAATGTTTCTCAAATTGACAATTTCCGTTCCCGAACTGAAACATTTATGACACAGACCAATCTTCGCAGGCTTGTTCTCAAATACTTTTCTCAGTTTATCTAGCATGAGTTATATGGTGGGGTGGGTAATATATTAGTCTTCCTCATCCTCATCATCGTCATCCAGATCATCATCCCATTCATCATAATCATCATCAACTTGGGACATTAAGACACCATTTTCCCTTCCAATTCATAGTCTGTCTCTGAATGACCTTCTTAATATTATCCTTAAAAGTCAAATTCTTATATATGCGAGTGCCATATTTACTAGTCAGCTGTCCCAAGTCACCATCAGTTGGAAAGAGAGTATTATTATAATATGGATACATTATACAATCAGTACAATTTTCCATGTGAACAGCACCAAGTCCATGACCCAATTCATGTCTTGCAGTTTGATTTGCATTATAAGTTTTATATGTAGAACCCTTAACAGAAGGTCTGCCAGTGAGGGCAGTAAGTTGCTCAGCACTTAGTGAACTTCCATCTGGAGTCCAAATCACATCATCATTAAAACGTAAAATACCCTGATATCGAGTCTTTGGATAACCACAATATGCTAGAATTGAATCTGATGTAAAGAATGGGTCTTCCTTCTTTGTAACCCATCTAATATCAAAGTCTGGCTTTTGATCCAATCTAACATGCTCGAATTTCAAATCCAAGTCCAATCCCCAAGATGTAAAAGCCAAGTTAATAATCCACCTCTCAATGTTATCATCCTTAATATCATTAGAACCACGAGCCACACAATATGTAATAATTTTCTTATCCCATTTATTGGGAATTGGATCACTCACTAGACCCTGAAAGGCAAGTTCCCCATTTACTTCTTTTGCCACACAAACGTTTTGAGTCATTTCAGTTTCTCCCCAACATCATATAGATCTGAGACACTGACAACCCAGTTATCCCAGTTATATGTAAATCCATCACGTTCCCTCCTAGTTCCTGCTTTAATAAATTTTGCCCTGTTATAAAACTCACTAGTAGGTATGCACCCTTCAATCCAAGCACGACTCTTATCATGCAATAATCCAACAAAAACATACATGTCGCAATTCTGCGTGTAATATGTAGTAGTACAACAATCCGTAAATGATTGTGGCTCTCTATACAGATTCATAGTCTTAACCTCAATGCGAGTATCATTAAATTTCATGTCATAGTTCCAAATCTCACTATCATTATGTGGTTTAATCCCCAAATAGTCAGCCACTACTATCTCACCCAACGCACCTATATACCCTGCCCGTTTTCCAGTCTTGTTTTTATTGAAAACTTTGTCTGGATTTGATATTTCCCTAGCCCTCGCACGTTGATCCTCGCTAATATTAATGCTGATCATTTATCTTGCAATTCACTTGGTTCAGTAGCATTAGGTTCTTTTGAAGTTTCACTATTCTCACTCTTTTTCCTAAAATTCTCATGAACATAAGTTCCCTGAATTCGAAATAGACATCTTCCCAATTCCTTGAAAGAGTGCTCATCGATAGGTCTAGCACAGGCTATACAAACTATCTTTCTAACTACACTCCAACCTAGAGTCATGCATATTCCTCCAAATGTTCAGAGTTATATTCCTTTCTATCATAACCCTCGCCAAAGTATCTACCATAGAGATATAGTACCCCCATGAATATTCCGACTGGCATTAGGAATCCAGTACACATGAACATTACTGCTAGAAAGAGATATGATTTTCTTCCCTTATATTGTCCGTATTGCATGATTATATTACAACCTCGCCTCATATAAATGTTAGTAATAATGCATTGGCTTTCTATGCCATCTACTGTGAATTCTCAATTTAGTTCCACAGCAGACACATTTTAATTCCTTAGTATCAAAGTAGACTTCACAACGTGAACATCTCTTAATATCTCCACCATAACCCTTAGTAGTTATGGATGTTCTTCTACATACGTTCTTACAACAATTCATGATTCTATTAAAATGTAGTAGAATATAAATCAATGGTCTAAGAGGGTTACCGTTGACCCCGTACTCCCAAATTGTACGGTGGTATTCCCTGACGACCATTAAGCCTATATTTATACCCTATTTAAGTGTTTTCTGAATTAGTATGACTAGTATGTATGTTATGAAAGGTATTCCCAGTAGAAGATAGTCACTGATTTTCAAGTTTGTCTGCCTTTGCCTTATCTTCTGCAAGGAATGTAAGTTTCCAAAAAGTTCGTTTTTGCTTTGAGGCTATATCTTCTGGCTTTGTATTTGCAAATCTATATTCAAACCATCTTAATATGTTTAAATAATCGTCTTCCTCTAATTCTACCATAGCCAGTAGTATTTAAACCTATTTAAATACATTTGCCTAGCTGGCTCGTCACACCAGTCCACCCAATTCTCAGAGTATGCAGACTCACACTACTAGGCAATTACTAAATCTTTATATGCCTTAAAATAGTTATGGCTATATGGCAGATAATAAATCAAAATTCGATAAAATTGAAACTGAAACAGTTGAAGAAGTAAAATTACAAGTTAAAAATCAAAAATGCCCATGTACTCCAGTTGAACGTAACCCAGATTGTCCAACTCATGGCTAATTTGACAAATTTTGACAAATTCTGACAAACTTTATTAGTAAGGAATAGAGCAAAAGTTATATGGGTATTAGAGGGACTTTCACCAACATTATCAAAAACTTCTCCAACATTAATAAATCCTATACAGAAACTACCATAAGACCTTCTGTGGCTCAGCCCTATATGAGTACCGATACAGGTGCTAAGCTCCCAATTTTTCCCTTTCCACTCATAATGATTTATGAGTTGGCAGATAACATTGATGCACTAAGAATTCCCATTGAGACTATTAATAGAGAGATGTTTAAGAACGGTTTTGAAGTTATTGAAAAGTTCAAGTTCAAATGTGAACAATGTGGTAAGGAATTCAAATTTGTTCCAGAGGCAGCAGATGAGGGAGATGTCAAATGTGATTCCTGTGGTTCTACCAATTTGAGAAGACCGAAACCAGAACATAGAAAGAAATTGGAACAGTTAATTCACCACCCCCTAAATGGTAACAATCAAACTATTGACGACTTGGGCAGACAGTTGGAACGTGACTTGGAAATTGCCGATAACGCCTACATGTTAGTTCTTAAGAATTATTTCATTAATGATTCTACAGGTGAAATTGATCATGCAAAGACAGAAATTAAAGAGTTCCTTAGAATAGACCCACCTCAAGTTGCCATGATTGCAGATAGTGATGGTCGCATTGGCTATGATGATAAACGTAATAAAATTTACGTTTGCCCACGCTTTGAGCATAGGGAAAAACGACTTACCACTGATACTTGTGAAAGATGTGGTGCAAAGGCACTGAAGGCAATTTGTGAAGTTAATGCAGTATACTCTCTTGGCATACCACAGCCAAAACGTGTAATTTATGGTGAGGGTGAACTTATTTGGAAGGCAGGTAAATACAAACCATCACTCGTATATGGTTATTCTCCAATCTATGCTGTCTGGAGCAAGGCTATGTCACTTTCACACATGGATGAATATGTTAGAAAATACTTTGATAAAATGAGACCACCAAGAGGTCTATTACTTATTGGATCTAGAAACTATGAAACTTTCCGTAAGTCTTGGGATGCATTGGAGAAGAAAGCTATGGAAGACCCCTACATGATACACCCACTACTTGTTGAAACTGAAAAGAGTGGAAAGAACATGGCACAGTGGCTTGACTTTACTGGCTCTTTACAAGAATTACAATTTATTGAAGTAAGAAAGGAACTTAGACAAATCATTGGTGCAGTCTATGGTGTTCTTCCATTGTATTATGGAGAAATGGTAGGTGGTTGGTCACAGGAGGGATTGCAAGTTACAATTACTAATAGAGCAGTAAAGTGGGGACAGGAT